GGCCGGCGCAATATCCTGCATCTTTTTCACAAGATCCGGGTCGGGCAGAGTCGCGGGGTGCCGGATCTGGCAACGGTAATCGAATCGCTCAAGCAACTGGGCCGCTATTCGGAGGGCGAGGTTGCCGCCGCCGTATTTAGTTCATTTTTTACGGTCTTCGTCAAGTCCGGCTACGCCGGCGCCGACGGCCTGTTTCGCAGCATGGGACCCATGCAGCCCGCCGCCGACATCGGCGGCAAAACCAGCGACAAGGATTTTAAAATGGCATCGGGCGCCATTCTGGACCTGGCCGACGGCGAGGATGTTGTTTTTGCCAATCCGACCCGGCCCAACCAGGCGTTCGATCAGTTCGTGCTGGCCATGAGCCGTCAAATCGGCGTGGCCCTGGAGCTGCCCTTTGAAATCCTGGTCAAACATTTCACGGCCAGCTATTCGGCGGCCCGCGCGGCCCTGCTGGAAGTCTGGAAGTTTTACATGGGCCGCCGAAAATGGTTGACCGATTCCCTGTGCCGGCCGGTATACGAGCTGTGGCTGACCGAAGCGGTGGCCGAGGGCAGGATCGCGGCGCCCGGATTTTTAACCGGTGATATGCTGGTTAAAAACGCCTGGCTGGGCACCGAATGGATCGGCCCGGCCAAAGGCGCCATCGATGAGCAGAAAGAAGTGGGCGCGGCCCGCGACCGGGTGGAGCTGGGCATTTCGACCCTCGATGAGGAAACCGTTTCACTGACCGGCGGCGATTGGGAAAAGAAACACCGACAGCGGGCCAAGGAAGCCGCCAAGCGCAAAGAAGACGGCCTGGAAAACACACAACCGGCTGCACCGGCGGCCGTGAAAAAGGAGGACGACGATGAATAAATGGTACCGGATCGAGGCCAAAAATAATAAGGCCACAATATTAATCTATGAGCAAATCGGTGAGGACTGGTTTGGCGAGGGCGTTTCCGCTAAAAAATTTGTCGGCGAACTTAATGCGCTGGATGTCGATTTTATCGATTTGCACATCAACAGCCCCGGCGGCAGCGTTTTTGACGGGACCAGCATCTACAACGCCCTAAAAAGACACAAGGCCAAGGTTGACGTGACCATCGACGGCATCGCCGCCAGCATCGCCTCGGTAATCGCCATGGCCGGCGACAGCGTCGAAATGCCCCACAACGCCCTGATGATGATGCACGATCCATCCGCCCTGGTCAGGGGCACCGCCGCCGACATGCTCAAGATGGTGGCGGCGCTGGATCGTATAAAAACCGGCATGGTGGCCGCCTATATGGACCGCAGCAGCCTTGCAGAAAACGAGATATCGGCAATGATGACCGATGAAACCTGGATGACGGCCGCCGAGGCTGTCGAGCGGGGTTTTGCGGATAAAACAACCGGTCCGGTCAAAATGTCGGCTTCATTTCAGGCCCTGGCAAATTTCAAAAACGTGCCGGCGGCTATTACGGTTAAAAAATCAACTAACAAACTGGAGGGAAAAAAAATGAAAATTAATTTAGAATTAATTCAATCCGAACATCCCGAGATTGTGGCTGCAATCCAAAAAACCGTCGATTTGGAATATATCCGGGCGAATTGCCCGCAGGTTGTCGAAGCGCTGCAGGCGCAAGGTGCTACAAATGGTGCCGAAGCCGAGCGCGATCGCATCCGGGCGGTCAGGGCGCAGCTTATTCCCGGCCATGAGGCCCTGATCGAAGAGCTGATGTTCGACGGTCAGACCAGCGGCGAGCAGGCGGCCGTCAAGGTCCTGGCGGCGGAAAAGAAAATCCGGGCCGAGGTAATGAAGGACCATCGAAGCGATGCGCCGGATAAGTTGAAACAGCCGCCGACGGATGATGTCTCCACCATGGGTGACGATAATCTGCCCGTTGCAGAACGCTGCAAGGCCAAATGGGATAAGGATGCCGAGTTGCGCAACGAATTCAACGACGATTACGATGCCTATCTGGCATATGAAAAAGCCGTGCAAGGCGGCCAGGTTCGTGAATTGAACAAAAAGTAAAACAGTAGATAGTACATAGTAGATAGTACATAGTACTACAACCAAAAAACAAGGAGAAAGAAAATGACAACTTTAGCAGCAGACAGCCCCAGGGACTATGAATTAGGGGACCGCAACGAAATTCCGGTGATTGCAGCGGACATCATTTACGAAGGTGCGGCCGTCGGTGTGGTGGATGCCTCCGGCCATGCCAGACCGTTGACCAATGCCGATAGATTCGCCGGCTTTGCCGAGAAAAAGGCGGATAACTCGGCCGGCGCGGCCGCCGCCGTCAACGTGCGGGTCATTAAGAAGGGCAGCATTAAACTGTCGATAACCGGGGCGGTCATCACCGACGTGGGCCAGCCGGTCTACGCCACCGACGACAACGCCTTTCAGTTTTTACCGGCTTCGGCGGTTTTTATCGGCTTTGTGCGACGCTTTGTCAGCTCCGGCGTTGCCATTGTGGAATTTAACGCCGGCGTCCTGGAGGATCCGCACGCCGGCTATACCCATGAAACACTGGACGATGACAAGACACTGGACGCCGAAGATTCCGGCAAGGCGTTCTGGGTCACCGTCGACGCCAAAGCAATCACCCTGCCGGCGGTCGAAGGTATGGCCGGCATCCGGATTGTCAACGGTGCCGCCTTCGGTGTCTCTATTATTACGGTATCTCCCAACAGCAATGATATGATTGAGGGCCCGGACATAACCGGCGCCAACGATGAGGATCGCGTAAACACCAAGGCCACTGCCCGCCGGGGGGATTTAATCGACCTGGAGTACTCGGACGCCAATGGCTGGGTTATTACCAAATTGGTCGGTATCTGGGTATAGCAAACATAGTTTCTTAACATAAACCGATCGGCGCGGCCGATACCATCGGCCGCAAAACCGATAACAAGGGAGAATTGGAAAAATGAATAGAATCACTCAAAGACAAATTATCGGTGAATTTTACAAGACCCTGGAAATGGACCTGGGCATGAGCTGGATTGCAGGCCTGTCAAACTATTTCAGTTCCGACCAGTCATCCGAGGAATACGCATGGCTGGGCATGGTGCCACAGTTGCGCGAATGGGTCGGCGGCCGCAATGCCAAGGGCCTGCGCGAAAACGGCCTGACCATTGCCAATAAACACTATGAAGCCACCCTGGACTATTTAGTGCGGGATTTGCGTCGGGACAAAACCGGCCAGGCCCTGGTCCGGATTCGCGATCTGGCCCGACGGACCAACTCGCACTGGGCCGGCCTGCTGTCGACCCTGATCGCCGCCGGCGCGTCCGGTGTCTGCTACGACGGGCAGTATTTTTTCGATACCGATCATTCCGAGGGCGATTCCGGTACCCAGGACAATGATCTTTCCATCGACATCTCGGAGCTGCCGGTGGCCGTCAACGGCTCCACCACGGCGCCGAGCGTGGAGGAAATGCAGCTTTGCATCGCCCGGGGCGTTCAGGCCATTTTGGGTTTTCTGGACGATCAGGGCGAGCCCATGAACGAACTGGCCAAAAGCTTTTTGGTGATGGTGCCCATGTCCCTGCACAACACGGCTATCCAGGCGGTGGCCACCCCGCTCCAGATCGATGCCTCCCAAACCGCCTTGACGGCGTTAAAACAAGAGTTTTCCATCCGGGCGGTGCCCAATGCGCGGCTGTCATCCTGGACGGACAGCTTTGCGGTTTTTCGCACCGACGGCGAGGTCAAGCCGCTGATCCGCCAGGAAGAAACCGCCGTGCAGCTCAAGGTCAAGGGCGCCGGTTCGGAGTACGAATTCGACAACGACGCCCACCAGTACGGCGTGGACACCTGGAGAAACGTAGGCTACGGCATGTGGCAGAGCGGCTGTCTGGTGACCATGGCTTAAAGAATAGAAGATGAGAAAATAAGAAGATAAGAAGTTTAGAAGAATCATTTTCTAATCTTCTAATCTTCTCAACTTCGAAAGAACGTGGGAGCGGTTTTTAACCGCGATATAACGGCGGGGTTTATCCCCGCCCTTAAAGGAGATAATCGTAAATGAAACCATATCGCACATTGGCAACGGTTCGCCTGTACGAAGGCACTATCGGTCTATTAGATAACCAGGCCGCCCGCCGCGCCGGCTGCCTTAAAAAAATAAAAAACGGGATATATGAAATTCAGGCTCCCGTTGAGTTCAAGGCCGGCGAAGTGATCGCCTTTAGCAGAATTCCCAAACCGTATCGGCCCCTTTTGGAAAAAGTCGATCGAGAGACCATGAAAGAATTAAGAACGGGAATCCGGGAAGCTTGAAAGCCGGGAAACTTCCAGACTTCCTATCTTCCCGGCCTCTTTGTGGGAGCGGCTTGCAGCCGCGAAAGCGCAAAACAAAATGACGCTTAACGACCAACTCGCGACCGATTTATCGATTTTTTTCGATAACGCCGATTTCGCCGAAATCGTTACCTACAACGGCGCATCCATAACGGCGATTGTCGATTACAAAACAAACCTGGATCCGGTCGGCAGCCGGGGATCCGCCATGGCCACCGCCGAAATGAGCGTGAAGGTTTCCGACGTGGCCGTACCGGCCTACCGTGATACGGTAGTAATTGGATCCGCTACCTGGAAAGTGCGGCGGACCCTGAACGGTGCCGGCGATGTGTGGCAACTGGAAATCTATCGCGATGAGAGGCCCATGATTTGAGGCCGGAAAAGAATAGAAGATGAGAAAATAAGAAGATAAGAAGTTTAGATAAATCCCACTTCCTAATCTTCTTAATTTCTAAACTTCTTAACTTCTTGTTTCAACCGCGAAGAGATCAGGATCATAGATTATGGACATCAATGTTTTGTCGGAATCAATCAAAGACGCCCTGGCAACGGATACATCCATCAGCACCTGGTCCCAGGCCGTCTACGGCCGGGCGCACAAATTGTATGTCAATGCGGATGTCCGCGACCTGCCCGCCGAAGACGATTGCCCCTATATCGCATTTTACCCGTCTCGCAAAAAAGCAGGTCATGCCGTAATCTACAAGGAACACGGTTTTATAATCACCAGTTGCATTTATGATGATGCTTCCCGGATCAATCCGGAGGGCAATATTATCGAATACCTGGGCGTCAGTCGCCTGGAAGATTTTCGCAAGTTGGTGGAAAATGCTCTGGCGGCCATGGATATCGGCAACGCCCTGTTGAATACAGTGGATATCGAGTATGAGACCATAGAGTTTTTTCCGTTTATGTTGGTTGTTATGGACATTGGTATCGGCGGGGTGCACATAGCGATCGGCGAAAATCCGATGGAATGACGAAAAGCCTTTAGCCTTTAACCCTTTAACCTTTTGCCTTTTTCCGGAGGAAATCATGACACAACAACGCGGAGCAAATGCCGATATTATGATCGGTTTCGAATCTACCTACGGCACGGCGCCGTCCGCCGGTTATATCCTGCCGGTCAATTCCTGCGGCGTGGTGGGCACCAAAGCCCGCAACACCCCGGCCACTTTAACCGGCACCCGCAACCCGGTGGAACCGTTTACCGGCAACCAGGACGCCGCCGGCCCCATTGTTGTGCCGGCCGATTCCATCGGTATGGCCCACTGGCTGGCGGCCATGTTCGGCGATCCGATCAGCACCGGTGCGGATCCCTTTGTACATGAGTATAAAATTGCTGCCTCTCAACCCTCTTTTACCATCGAAAAGGCGTTCGAGGATCTGGCCACCGATGTTTTTGAACGCATCACCGGCTGTAAAATATCGTCATTCGGCATGACCGTCGGCGGTGATGGTGAGCTGGTATGCAACATGGATGTGCTGGGCTCCGAGCAGACCGAGGAAAGCAGCTCCATGGACGCCACGCCGGATACGATTTCGATTGCCAGGGTCAACAATGCCGAAGCGGCCATCCTGGAAGGCGGCGGATCCCTGGCCAATGCCACCGAACTTTCACTGAATATCGATTTCGGCCTGGATCCAAATTCTTTTGTGATCGGCGGCGGCGGAGTACGCGGAGATATCCCCGAAGGGATTGTGGCCGTGACCGGCAATCTTCAAACCCTGTTTGAAAGTGACACCCTGCTGGCCAAGGCCATCGCCGATACCGAGTCAAGCCTGAAAGTCACCATCACCGGCAGTGCCTCCAGTATTCTGGAATTTGAGATCCAGGAATTGCTTTACGCCGTCAACGGCATCCCGGTGGAAGGTCCCCAGGGCCTGCTGGTCAACTTGGATTTTGCCGGCTACTACGCCAACGGCAGTGAGGCCAGCGCGATTGTGGCGCGGGTGACCAATGGGGTGGCGTCTTACGACTTAATTCCATAGTGTAATTTGATTTCTGCGGGTTGAATGCGGAAGTCGGAATATGGAAAAAAGTGGGAAGTCGGAATGCGGAATGCGGAAAAAAAGAATGTGAGGGAAGATGAGAGAAATCGAGATCAATAAAAAGTCATTTAACGTTCGTGGGCTGACACGCGGCCAAATTAAAAAGCTGCGCAAGGATGGCATTAATCTTGTGACGTTAACGAGAGAAAACGCAGACGAAGTCGTCGACAAAGTTTTCGGCCTGGTGTTTGATGCCGAAACCGTGGACGTCATCGACGATATGCCCAACAGCGCGGCCATGGAGCTGTGGCAGGCGGTACTCAAGGAGACCTACGGCGCCTGGGATGAGGAAAAAAACTGACTGAGGTCTGGGCCTGGCACTCGGACCGCGAAAGAATCAAATATTGCAAACACTGCCGCAAAGCAAAAAGGCTGGAAAGCAAGGAAGCCCGGAAGCGGGGAAGCGGAAAAGCCGAAAAGCCTTCCAGCCTCACAGCCTCCCAGCCTCCTTGCTTAACTTGCAGTTACGGCACGGCCCCGGACCTGATGACGCAAAATCAGGAAGCCTGGGAGCTTTGGGGCGAGATCCAGACCCAGTGGCGGGCGGGAGCGTTAGGGATCATCGGTCTGGATTACAACGCTGTATATGCCGAGGCTGCCAGGCTCGA